AACATTGTCCGTTAGCACATACTTGCCGATGCGTCGATTAAAAATCAACTGATAAGCGGCACTCTGGACAGAGGGTGCGGCTGAGTTAAGTTCGTCCAAGAACAACACTACAATGGGATATTGTGCGGCAGTTTCTTCATCGGGCAGTTCCACAGGAGGAGCCCAATCCATCTTGCCAATGTCCTTGTTGTAGAACGGGATACCACGAATGTCTGTGGGCTCCATCTGACCCAGGCGCAGGTCAATCATCAAGCCGCCAAGGTCGTTGGCAATGCCTTCAACCAGCTCACTCTTGCCAATGCCGGGAGGACCCCACAGGAACAAAGGACGCTTGACTTGGAATGCTTTGAGCAAAGATTTTTTTGCTTGAAGCGCGGTAACGGTGCGGGAATCTGACATGGGCTGTGCCTTTCAAGTTAATAAGTCTATAGTATAGCAGAAGTTGATTTAGTGGTCAACTGTTAATTGTAGCAAAAGGGCTAAGAACTTCTTCAGGTTCTTCAACTGCCTCGGGCTTTTCGTAAACCCAACTAACTGGGATCTCCAGTTCTCGGGCCACGTCCATGGGAGACCGGCCTTCCTTCAGCAAGTACTCAATGTCTAGGTCAAGTTCGCTCATGCGGCTCATGCTGTCTCCTTCATGCAATATTCAAACAAAATCCACTTGGCACGATTCAACGTCTGGCGTTGATCTTCCATGATGTTGGCCAGGGTGTCGCCGTCGTAAGGGCCATAACTCACCATCTCTTGGCAGTCGCTCAGGAGGCTGGCCGCCATCATAGCCGGACCTGAAAAGCGAAACGTGATGCTTTCTTCAACTGCTTCGCGCATCTGGGCTTCAGTGCAACCATACATGCGAATGTCGCGTTTTTGGCTTTCGTTGAGTTCTTGGTACATTGCTGGCTCCTTTTGTGTGTCTATGTGTATATTATAGCAAATTGGGAATTATTGGTCAACCAAATGCTTTGACTAGTCCTGTAAGCCCAATTGCCAGTGCAACAATGTTCACCAACAACTGTGGCTTATTTGCAACACGGATTGACCAGGCCATGAACAGGACAGTGCCTACAAAAAATGCAAGAATGTTGTAAGGGTAGGCCGCAGGGCCCACGGCGTTGAGACTGTGCCCTGCTATGATAAACACGGCTCCGGTCCACTGTAGTATTTCATTGATTTCTAATTTCATGTTACTATTATAACCGATCTTGAATATTTGGTCAAGTCAAAAAAAAGCCCCGCAAAACTGCAGGGCTTTTGTAGTACTAAAGTATTACATTATTCAGATTTAATTTTTGCCACCAATTTGTGTCTAGTGCTTTGTTGCCCGTTGTAAATCTTAATTTTTCTTGTCGGTACGGCTGACTAGTTACTGGATCATTGAGGCTGCGAGTCATGACAGATTGCACAAGTTCAACGTCGGCTCTTGAGTTAGAGCGTGGTCCAATGATCATATAGTGAGCATATACTACCCCATCGCGAATATTAAATTCTTTGACCGTGGGAACAGTGGGAAACTCGGCCAAACGAGAATCACCTAACGTAGCAAGGGGGATCAATTGTTGCTTTTCAATATATGGCATAAGTTCATGTTCTTGCAAAATAGCAAAGTCCAGGCGCCCAGCAATCAAGTCAATCAACATCTTGGGTGAGCCAGGATAAGGGACGCCAACAAAATTTTTATTCATGCTTTGCGTTAAACTTTCTCCTGCTAGATAGCTTAGGCTTGCACGACCGGCATTTGAATAGTTGAACACTTGGTCTTTATCTGCTGAAATAAGATCTTGGAATCGAGTAAGTTTACCATTTGCAGGAGCCACAATAAGCAAAGATGCTTTGCCAATATCTGCTACTGCCTCCATCTCCGGGCTTTCTGCTGATTGCGGTTTTGCCGCAAAGCCCATAGATGTACCAATGACCATAAACACCGTATTTGTTTTGCTAACTTGTGCTACGTAGTTGGCGGCAATCTCTCCATTACCACCAGGCTTGTATTCAACAATGGAATTTTTACCGCCGATCTCTTTGAGATCTCGTTGTACCATTCTTGCCACACGATCAGTTTGTCCACCGGGACCGAATGGAATAACAATTCGAATATCGTTGGCAAAAGCTGTTGTTGTCAAAAGTATACCGACAACTATAAGTATAATTTTTTTCATATGATTTAATGTTTTTTTCAATAAATGATTGAGACCACAATAGAATAATTCTATTGTGGTCTTGAACTATATTTAATACAGTTACACCTTGCGTTTTTATTTTCCACAGTTACATTGTGGGTCCGTTGCCGTTTTTAAACCCAACAGTACCACCTTCTGCTTCGATGCGTTTGATCACGTCTTCAAACAAGATAGGTGTGAAGTCAGTTTGTTCCACACACACGCAATGATAGCGTGGATCAATCTCGGTCCCGTACAATACAGTTCCGGTCTTGGCGTCTACACCACGTGCCTTCTTTACTCTACTGGCATGCAAATGTCCGTGAATGTTAACACCAAAGCGACCCAACGAAGCTTCATGCACGGGAATATGACTCAAGATCATTCCGTTCATCACATGGTATGCACGTAATTCGCGAAAGTATTCTCTGTACTCGTCATCACGGAAGATGTCGTGGTTGCCACGGATCAATACTTTGTCTCCGTTCAACCTGGCCAATGTTTTCAAGGCCTTGCGGTTGATAACAACGTCACCCAAGTGGTACACCTTGTCACTGGGCCGAACGGTGTCGTTCCAGCGTTGAATCATTTCCTCGTCCATCTCATCAGGATCATCCCACGGACGCAATTTTACTGTGTCATCATCAGGGTGCGTGAAGCGACAGACACCAGCATGACCAAAGTGCGTATCACTGACTAAAAATACTGCTGGCATCTTGTGCTCCTTTCTTAAAAGTTTATATTCATGTTACGCCAGGCTTCGTCGTCTGGCTTTTCGTTTTCGTCGTATGTCCAGCCCAGTTGTTTCATCAACCGATGCTTGACACGCATATTAGGGATACGAGTCTTTTCAGTGTCTTTAAATCCCATCATAATACCAACCTCGGCCACTGCACCTGAACGGCACAAGCCTGCCATGCAATGCACAACCACATTCATGCGCTTCTTCAATGCATGTTGCAATAATCGCACAATTTCTGCGGCTTGCTCGTCTGAAATCTTTGCTTCGTCTGGGAAACCGTCTTTGTCTTCGGCATCCAAGAATTCAAAGCGATGAGTTTCTTTAAAATCGTGCGCAGGCTCTGGCCACCAACTAGATGCAGGATCCATGATTTGGATCAGCATGCTATTAGGACCGGCATTGTGATGATACCTCATGGGCACATCAGCGGCGGCTACGTTTTCAATCCAGGGCATTTGGCTCTCCGTTTAATATGTAATTATAGCACAAAGGGCAATTTTGGTCAAGTACTACTAAGGTACTACTTCTTGCCAGGTATGATCGCCCATGTATTTGACCTGCATCAAGTATTCATAATCCTCGGGCACACCTGTGTTCCAGTCATTGGGGCCGGTGAGTACCAACAAGTTTTTGCCGTGTCGCTTGTGCCATACCAACCAATAGCAGTGGCCCATCACAATCTGAAAATTATATTCTGCGGCATATACTGCATCAGTAACATCAAGTCTACGACGAATGTCTTGTGCTTGTTTTTCTAGTACTGAGACCAGTTCCATGATGCGATCATACTCTTGCTGGGCATACATCCTAGCATGATTGATCATGAGATCCTTTTGTTTCTCAACCGGAACTAGATCAAATGTAGGACCTAGGGTGCTGGTAGCATAAGGAGTTATGTTCCGATTAAAGAAGTGTACCAGGGTGTTGCCAGTAGTGATATCAAAACTGTCTCGACCCTTGGCACTGTTTGGCTGATCAGAATCCGCCATGGTCCTTGTAACGACGACGGGGTTCAATGTCCAATTTCTTGTACAAATACTCACGACCAACAAGTCCAAGCTCAATCTCTTTGAGAGCTGTGACCACTGCACTGTGCTTGGGACCATCGATCCGTGGGCGGTCTCCTCGACCTAGTTCTCTAGCACGACGAGCACCGATTAGAACTAGGTCATATCGATTCTCTACTGCGGCAACTGCGGCTTCATTGCTGAGTCCTAGCGTTGCTTCGTATGCAAGCTGATCTTGTCGAGTTTGTAAATTATTCATCATCTTCCTTTGTTGTTAAACCATTTGAATGTGTGTCGCGAATTACTTCCACGTCTTGGAACAATCGCTTTTCTTGTGCTGTGAGTTTGTCTTTGTGTGTCTTGCGCGGGTTGCCACATAGGTAGCAATGTGGATTGCCACAATCCATGGCATGATGTTTGGCCAGTCGATGTGGCTCTTTTACTGCTTTGTCTCGATTGGTCAAGCCATGTGCTTTGGCAATTTTGACTTGTCTTGATATCGCCACATCTGTTTTATGACGTCGTTTTGAGTTTATAAATTTGGCTAGATCGTTGCTCATACAGTTATTTAAGTAGGACGAAACTTAGTATAACAGGTTTCGTCCTCTAGGTCAACTGTTTAGGACTTTTGCAACCGAATTCATTACCGAAGCAATACGTCCGATGTCACGAAGTTGTTCTACAGAGTAACCTTGTTCCATCTTCAACGTCTCATAGTGTGCTTTCACACAAAAATGGCACTTGCCCACAATTGAGGCAGCCAAACTGAATGCTTCGAAGTTGGCTTTGGTAGTACCACCGTGTGACGCAATAGCGTTCATACGTAAACCTGCTGGCAGTCCTTTTAGTGCAGGATCATCAGCCATCTCAACGTAGGGATACCATACATTGTTCTGTGCCATAATGCTCGCGGCGGTCATTGCTGACTCTGCATGAACAGGAGCGTCTGCTAACAAGATACTCAACACTTTACCGTTGCCAGTTGCGGCCAGTGCAGCCACAGCACAACCCATGGCCACATCCGCATCTAATGTACTACGCAAAAGAACAGCATCCAGATTTAATTTTGTATCTTTTGCGTAATCTGGTAACGCACCTTTTACTGATTCAATAAAACTCATTTTAATATTTCCCTGATGCTAATACGATTTGACAAATGTGTTCTAATCGTTCAATATGTTCAAACGCCCTCCACGGGCTGGTGTCAATGGCTACTACGCCATGTCCTTT